GATTGGTTTATCCTTATACATTGGATCCTCAGGGAAATATTCAGAAGTCTTTAGAGATTGAATTTGAAAAGACCGGCACTGCAGCAAAAGCACATTCCATTTATCTTGATTTCAATGAAGATAAAAAGAATGAGATCCGGGAAATGATCCTGGGCGGAACACTTACAAGCTCCACAGCAAAATCAGGAAGCAGAGCGCTTGGCGATGTGCATGCCGATAAGCTTGAAACCATCATTGAAGATATTGCGGAGTTCGTAGAAAATTATTTGAATGACGAGTATCTCAAAAAGATAAAGAAGTTTTATAAAAATCTTCCTGAAGGCGGAAAGTTTGTTGCTAATAAGGCAAAGCAAATGAGCATGGAAGATATCAAACAACTCTCTGATGTTCTTACTGCCAATGGTAAACGATTGACTGATGAATTCTTTGAAGCAAATGGATTAGTAAAAGAATTTTTCGAAGATGCTCCAACACCAGCTGCAGGTAAACCAATCGATGACGGTGATTTCGCTGCAGTATTGCCGGAAAGATCTTTATTCGGTTCAAAAAAAAAATTCTAATCGGTAGAGAATATGCCTTTCTGAAAGGTGAAAAGAAAACCAAAAAGAAAAAACTGATCGAGGATGATCTGTCCGAAGATGAAAGAAAATACATCTATCAAAATCCAAAAGGAAAAGTAATCTTCACACCCGTTTATAAACAATATAATAAATATTTCTTCAAGGATATTGTTGACAATACAAAAATCAAAACTTCATTCGAAGCTTTCCGGGACACATCTATTTTTGAGCGCTATATTTTAAACGTGTTTCAATTCAGTGCGGCAAAGTCAGCTGCAGAAGCCAAGACACTTCAATCATTGGTATATGATGAAGATAAAAAAATAAAATCACCTTCGAAGTTTAATAAAGAAGCAAAAGAAGTAACTGATATTTTTCAGGAAACCTGGTTAAGAGTTGAAAGAGATATCTGTGTACGATCCAGCGTGCAAGGTGAACGATTCAGAAGTATGATGGAAGATTCTGATCTTTATCCATATTGGATTTATAAAGGTGTGATGGATGATCGTGAACGTGAAGAGCATGTAGAATTGGAAGGACAGATTTTTAAAATAGGAGATCCTGCAGGTGATGCATGCTTTCCTCCGGATGATTGGAACTGCAGATGCAGCGGTGATGAACTCGATGATGATGAACTCGCCAATAGAAAAGTAAACACGAATTCAGAAGCAAAACAATTGCTCGATGAACATGTTGATGAACAGTTCCGTTATAATCCTGCAGAGCAAGGAATGTTCCCGAATGATAAGCATAGTTATTTTGAAGTGTTGGGAAATGCGAATAAAGCAAATGCAGAATTATTTGATGAAGGTGATATCGAAAGCGATGAATCCTTAACAGGCCTTGGAGCGATCATAAAAGCGGCAACCGGTTTGCATTATTTTATTGAGACAGTGAATGAATGGAAAGAGAAATATGAAACCAATAAATCAGGTGATGTTATTTTCCAGAACAAACAAACTTTAACGAATATTCGATTTACGGCCAACTCACTTCATGAGGTGCAAAAGCATAGCAGAGGCTTTGAAAATATTCCTAAAACTGTTCAACGTCCTGACGAGATCTGGATGAGCTGGAAGGATGCAGAAAATCAAAAAGTAGTTTTGAGAAATTATATTAAATTTGGAAAGACTTGTTACATCGTACAAACGCAGGATGGAGTTATTGTTGATGCGTTCGCCATTAGTAAGAAAGCCGCAAATAAATATCGCAAAGGAGTAATTAGTTAGATCATGGCCAATAAATCACTTTCACAATTATTAACTGATTGGAGACAATCTCGCCAGGCAATGGAAACATTGAACAACAATCTTCCAAGGATCATTGGCACATCTGCAGTTAAAGTTGTAAAAGAAAATTTTAAGCTGCAGGGATATGATTCCGGGACCGGTGTTAATGGATGGGAAGCAAGAAATCCAAAAACAGATAAGGCTTATGATAAACGTCATGGTGTGAAAGGATCTGTTTATCAAAGCAGCAATCCATTATTGGAGCAGACAAGAAATCTTTACAATAGTGTGAAATATGCAGTGATGAATAAGCTTGTGAATATTGGTGTTGATCTTGGTTTGATACCTTATGCAAAAAGAATGAATGAAGGCGGCGGTGGAATTCCACCAAGAAAATATATTCCTGGTCCCGGAGAACCGCCGAATCCCAAAATATTAAAAGCTATTTATAAGAAAGTGGATTTTGAAAGAGACAAAGCAATGAATATTTTTAAAAAATAATTATGGAAACAGAAAACCATCCGGAGTATAAACTCATTCGTGAAGAAGTAACACCGACTGCATGCGAAAAGCATAAAGTTCAGAAGTTGGTTGATTGTTACAATGATCCGAACTGGGAAGCAGAGCCCGTTGATATCAATAAGATTCAATTCACCTGCAGAACATGCAATACAAAGCGTGTGTATATGCTTAAGCCTGAAAAAACATTATTGAAGGCCTGATATTTTTTTATACTTTTATACTAAATTATTTAGCAATGAGTAACGTAGACAAGCACATAAATTTAGTTGTGGAAAAAATATCCGAGAATGAAAAGCACATTGTTGATAGTGCCAAACTTCCTTTAACTGATTTGCTTCAAACTCATAAAGAACAGATCGAACTCGGCCAATTATTCCAATGGTTGAATGCAGTAAAGCATTCTGAGGAAAAGAAAAACAAAATCATTCCAATGGCTAAAGCCTAAAATTATGATCGGAGATATCTTAAATGCAGTAATGCAAGAATGTAAAGCTCTCTTAGTAGATGAAGGTGGTACCATCATGCTGAAAACAGATTACAAGACCAGCAATCTTCCATCATACACAATGCCATTATTGCTTGTTGATTTATTGGATGCTCCAGACTCACTTCAATATCCCGGAGGCCTCACAAGAGTTGATTGGAATTTTGCAATGAATTCTTACAACTATGCACCGGATCCTAAAGCCGATGATCCTACCGGCTATTCAATGCAGCTTTTAGATATCATCGATAAAATACGTTCTCATTTTTCAAAAGGAATTTGGTTGAATACTACTTCACCAACAATGATCGACATCTTAAATAATTATTGTTTCAAATTTACTTTGTCAGGTATTACTTCTGCAGATGCATTGGATCAGGATGGTTTGATAATGGGATATAAAATTATTTTTGATTCTGTAGGAGTTGATGACGGCACATCTTCAGAAGTTGATTCAACTGCACCGCTTGAAACTGTTGATCAAATTGACAACCCGCCTTTTAATTAATTTTTCACTTCATTCAATTTCAATCCGGATAAATAAATCATTTCAGTATCGATGCTCCAGGAGTATTCGCCGCTTTCAATGCGATCAATCGTTGGCCGGCTGAGGCCTGTTACTTGAGACAATTTTAATTTTGTAATTCTTAATCTCTTTCGCGCAAACAATAATGCTGACGCTCTTTTCTTTCTTAAATCAGATAATTCAATTGGAGACATATTAAAAATGGGTTATTCAAATATAGTAAAATCTCTTTTACAAATGCTAAATAAATTAGTAATCCATTCTACTTTTAATACAGAAATAAAAAAGCATGTCGAAGAGAATAATTTTTTCTACAGCAACTCCAAACGATCAAGGCGGTGTTATTCCCAATAACGTTATTGACTTTACACGCTTCAATAAAAATCCGGTGATGTTGAAACAACACAACTGGAATGCTGATCCGATCGGAATGTGGAAAGATATTCAACTCGAAGGTGGCAAATGGACCGGAGAGCCGGTGTTCCACGGATTAACAGATGAAAGCAAATCCACCAAAGCCCAATATGATAAAGGTTTTATTCGTGCAGCAAGTATCGGTGGTGAAGCAGTTTGGAAAATGACAGCCGCAAATCAGTACGAATTAGATAAAGATGGAAACAGGATCTGTGAAAAATTCTACTTGTATGAAATTTCTATCGTAACACTTCCATCAAATGAAGATGCTGTTCAGGAAGATGCAGTTGAATTGCAAGCAAAAATTTACTCCTCTGGTGAAATCGAAAATATTTCTAAAACCATAACCACTCTTAGTTTAAAATTCAATTCTAATACAATGATTACGAAAAAAGAATTCGCAAAACTTAGCGCTGAAGAAAAAGCAGCTAAGATTGAAGAGATGAAAGCAATCATTGCAGACAATGAAACTTCTGAAGAAGAAAAAACATCTGCAAAAGAAATTTTATCTGCTTCTGTTTCGTCTGATGGTACCGGGTTACCAAAATGGATGAAAGAAATCATTTCTTTAGGCGGTGTTATTAAGTTCGGCGGTTCTGAAAAAGAAACCGAAGCAGCACCTGCTCCAAAAGATAAACCTGAGTCTACTCAGCAAAAAGAAAAAGAAATTACTAACCCTCAACCTAAACCAACAGGCTTGAAATCAAAGAAGGCTGCAAAAGCTGAATCTGAAATGGAAAAAGCCAAGGAAAAAGCTGAAGAAGCTGTAAAAAAGGTGAAGGAATGTAAAGAAAAGGCTGAAAAAGATGATGCCACTGAAGAAGACAAGGCAGAATATAAAAAAGCCAAAGAAGAAGCTGAAGAAGCTGCATCTGCATTTGAAGCTGCTGAAAAAGCACATAAAAAAGCTACTGAAGCGGATGATGACGATGATGAAGACGAAGAAGATGAAAAGGAATCTTCTAAGACTAAAAATAATTCCGCAAAAACAAAATCAACCCAATCGGCTATGAAACCGGAAATTAAAACTGCTGCCCAGATTAAAGAAGATCTGAAGCTTGCTGCAGCTCCTTCACATGCTGCAAGAGTTAGATCAATTGGCCAAGGAAAAACCTTCAGCCAATTGGCATCAAGCAAAGAAGAAAATGACAAACGCCTGATGGGTCGTGTTCTTACGAATGATGGCGGTACAAAAGATATTGCTGATTATGCAGCAGTGTTGAATGCTATCATGGCAGATGGTAAGTACAAAGCTTTAGTTGACAAGACCAGGATCATGATGAATGTTGCTGAAAGTCAAATAAGTGCTTTCCAGGCTAATCCAAATGCACGTGCCGGTATAACATTGCATGAATTGGCTTCACAATTTGGTCGCGGTGAAATCGACATGATGGGCCGTGACAATGTGATGCGTAAAATCAGTACTTTATCTTCTACAGATAATGCTCTGGCTTCACCTGCATTGAATACAATCGAATGGCTTTCATTGGCAATCTTTAAACTGTTCCCTAACAGTTCATGGAAAAATGAAATTCCAATTTTCGGTGCTGAAATGACTGGAAAAAATACTGGTATTATATGGGCAAATGTAGCTGCTGATCCTACGATCTACAAAGGAGCACAGCCTTCAAATCCTGCATCTTACAGTTATTCTGATACTGCCGTAAGCCTTTCTTTGACTCCGTATTGGTTACAACCAATGCTCTGGACCCCATTAACCATGCATCAATTGAGGTATGATCAAATGGGAACAGGTTGGGCACAGGCTTTTGCAAAATGGAATGCAGTTATTGATGATAATCTGATCTACACTTTAGCTTCTACAGTTCCTGCAGCTTCTATCGTTACTACTTCAGGATTGAGTGGTTATCAAACTTCACCAATGTCATTCCCAGTTGGAGGTAATGCAGCTTACAATAAGTTCTATTATAATCCTTCATTTACAGGTAGCTTACTTGCTCCGGTATTGAATGATATCACCACAATTGAACAGATCTACAATTATCAAAACTTCGAACTGGCAGGTGAAAAACCAACATTAGTTCTTGATCCTATCATGGATGCAATGTTGAAGAAAGATCCTGAAACCAAATCTTTATTAACTCGTTGGGTTAATCAGGACGGTGGAGAGTTTGTGAAATTCGGAAGCACTATTTTACCTCAAAGAAGCCGTGTAGCAATATACGATCCAGCAACTGGACAGGTGAAAGATCCGAACGGTACAATTCCTTCAACTGCTATCTCTGCAGCTTTAGGATTTATTCCTTCACAAATCGGAATGGGTCTTGGTATGTTGGATGTGTTTATGATTCAGGATCCTACCAGCTACGGTTACAGAATGAGTGCCGATATAAGAATGGGCATCGCTCCATTGCGTGCTGATTTCAGCGGTACATCACTGTTGACTTACGGTGCTGTTTCTAATCCTTCAAATGCATAAAAAATAAAATAAAAAAAGCCCTCGATAACAAGAGGGCTTAAACCTTTTTAAAAAATAATACAGATGAAAAAGATTTTAGCACTTTTATTGATCTCGGCAACTTTCAGTGTTGCTGTAAATGCTCAGTTACGAACTAATTCGAATATTGCTCCTGTACAAAGAGGTAGTTCTGTTACATTGGGTTCTTTGCCTTATACCGTTAACGGAATTGGTACTGCCGATACATTGGCAGTTTCAGATACTATTGCTTATGTGATTCCTTTTACAGGATCATATCAATATATCCCTTTCGTTTCTTTCGGTTGGACCAAAATTGGATCAGGCACAGCGACAGTTACGGCATCATTTTACCAGGGCAATACTCCTTACAATTTTGTTTCGGTAAAAGCCGGATCAGCAAATTCCGTCTATACAAAAACATTTACATTGTCTGCAAGCGGGACCAACTTCATTGACTTTTTAGCGGACTCGGCGAAAGTCTCCGGGCGATATCTAAAAGTACAATTCATGACATCCAGCACAGCAAGTGTTTCCGGATCGGTCAATACGGTCGTCAGCTCTGCAATGAAGTAAAATTTATCATTTAAGTATTTAGATTTTCAATAGCAAACAGTAAGAATAAAACAACGCAAAATTTTAATCACCAAATCGATTTTTATGTTCAAGACTCATCCTAATAATATTCACGGTATCAAGGCAGCTGTAAAAGCTCACGAAACAGTTTATTTCCATGGTGATGGTAACATCTATCATAAAAAGGAAGATTCTGATTTCAGAAAAGATTTTTCAAATGATCCTACCGGTTCGCATACATACCGTGTAAAATTTGGCAAAGGTGGGAAAGAGGTTCCAAGTTCATTAGAACAATTAAACAAAATGTTATTGGCTGCGAAGAGTGAAGAAGCTGTTGAATCAGCAAAACCAAAAGAAAGTTCTTCTGTAGCAACATTCGATGTTGAAATTCCTGATGAAAAGCCTGCAAAGGAACCAAAGGAACCAAAGGAACAGAAATAGCTTAATTGGCGGCTATAAAAATATTTTTTATCATTCGATAAAAATTCAAAATGAATCATCCAATTGTAATCAACGTCCTTAATAATTCTGTCGGAATAGCTCCATCAAGTAATGGAATTATGGGCATAGTTTTTAAGGCCGTTGCTGTATCAAATAATTTCGCACTTAATACGCCTTATTTACTTACTCAGTTGAGCGATCTAACTGCATTAGGTATTGATGCGGCTTATGATGCAACAAATAAAACTGCCGTTTATCAGCAGGTAAGTGAGTTTTATGCTCAAGCTGGTGCCGGTGCATTGCTTTGGATCTATGGAATAAGTAAAGCCACTGCATTTGCAACATTTGTGGCCAGTAATGCTTTCAATGCTTTTGTAGCGTTCACTGCTCAAGCAGATCCTGCAAACAGAGTAAAGATGATTGGCTTCTGTTATGATGTTCCAAGCGCTTTACAATCTTCTGCAGATTTTCCAGCTGATGTAACTGCAACAATCACCGCATTGCAAACAGCACAACAGAATTTATTCCAACAGGGATTTCAATTCTCTTGTATTGTTGATGGTTATAACATGAGTTCTTCTGTTACTCCTTCAACGATCGGTACACAGGCAACCAATTCTGCTTTCGCAGTTTCTCTCTGTATTACCGGCACACAACCAAACGGTGTTTCAGCCGTTGGTTTGGCATTAGGTCGTTTTGCACGCATTACTATCGGCCATGGATTTGGAGCGGTAGAAGATGGAGCTGTAAACACACCAACAGCATTTTTGACCAATAGTGTTGTTATTCCGGCATCCGGAACTTTAATCGTTGGCCATGTATATACTGTTTTCGGTGGAGCGATCACATACAACTCAGTTGTTTATAATCCCGGACAATCATTCACTGCAGTAACAGGATTCACTTCTTATACTACTTCAGCAAATGGTTATGTAGCTGATAATTGCAGCCCCGTTCAAAATCTAACATCCTATGCAAACGGAACTGGTGACATTGGTCAACTGGGATCTAAACAGTTTATGTTCTTACGCACCTGGTCTAATCATTCAGGTTTCTATTGGAATGATGGAGCTACTTGTACAAGTTCAACTTTACAATTGAGCACTCAGGAATTCAACAGAGTTGCCAATGCATTAAGTGCAGATGCTTTAGCATTCTTCATTGATGAAATGGGCAAGAATCTTCCAATTGATACGAAGACCGGAGCAGTTGCACAATCATATCTGAATGCAAAACAACAGCAGTTCTATAATGAATTTATAGAACCATTGAATGTTGCTTCCGGTAGTGGTGATCTGAGTGATGCATCATTGATTTTATCAGCTCCTAATTTCAACAGCACAAAGACAATGAATTTTACATTGAAGATTGTGCCTACACCGATCCTGGGAACTGTTAATGGTACAATTGAATTCACTTCAACTTTATAAGATATGCCTAATAAAAATTTATTAATCATCACTGCAGCCGAATACAAGGTTGCTTTAAATATTCCCGGTGTCGGTGTTTATATGCTTGGCACTGTAAATACCATTGGTTGGGATGATAGTGTTGAAAATGAACTAATCTATGCTGTTGGTGAACAATATGCAGTAGGCAATAAACAAAACGCTTACAAATTTGCCGGTGCTTTCTCATTACAGAATGGTGAAATGGACAGCATTTTAAGTGAAGCAGGTTTGAAATCAGCAACACAAATTCCTAACGCGATCTTATCGATCACTTCATTAGTTGGTGGTCCTTCTTATACTTATCTGAACATGTGTTTGAACACATCAAAAGTAAGTGTTAAGGCAAAGGATAAAGAAACCCTGGTGAATATTGATTGGACTGCAACAAATGTTATTTAATGATACAAGTTTTTAAAAAAGACCTGACTTTTATTTCTAAAGTAGCAACTGCAGGTGCAGATGGTAATACTGTTGAATGGAAAGAAGAAGAGATAACCAAAACTGCAGTATTCCATGAATTGAGCAGAACGGAAAGGAACCAAAGAAAATTGACATTTAAAATATTATCTGTTATTGAAACTGGCGGCATCGATGTGAAGGAAGGAAAAATAAATTTAGATACTGATGGACTGGCCGATTTAACTGATGCAGCAATAGAAACATTGTTACAAGTTGATGCAAAGGATTTTACTGAACAGGACAAAGCAGAGTTTTTAAATGACAATATCGCGGTGCTAAATTTCGGCACATGGTTCTTTGGCGAGAAAATCGCCCCCTTTTTTTCTCAATTGAAGAAGACTTAAATGAAATAAATGATCAGCCGGATAAGGCTAAGGATAAATTAATTGCCCGGGACCCGGTTTTATATCAAAAAACCATGTTCCGGGCTTTTTTGGGTTATAGCAAGAACGAAGTTGATGAATTGACAATTAGTGATTATATGGATAATGTGATCATGCTTCGAGAGGTTTTAAAACTATGGCATGCACCATTTCAAAAAGAAGATTAAATAATGGCAACATACGGTTTTACAATATCAGTAGAAAATCAAACAGCGCTTCAGGCAATGAAGCAGATCGAAGAGTCATTGTCATCCATGGGAATGAAAGCAAAAGTGGAAGTTGAAAAAACTGAAACTGCATTGGCCGGCATGGGTGAAAAAATGAAAGGAATATTCGGAGGATTGAAAAGTATGATCCTGGGTGGCTTAGGTATTGCAGCACTTTTCGAAGGCTTTGAATTCATTAAACAATCAAAGGAATCATTTGATAAGCTGGAAGAATCCGCAATGAAAGTTAATGCTGCACTTGCATCAACCAAAGGCATTGCAGGAGAATCAGCTGATGAGTTAGAAAGAATGGCGAAGGTGCAATCCGGGAAGGTTCTTTTCGGACGTGCCAATATTGAAGATGCGGAATCAATGCTGTTAACTTTCACACAGATCCGCGGAGAAATTTACGAAAAGACTTTACCGG